TTGATCACCACGATAATTGTGCTCATTGCACCACGACGGTCATCGGCCGCGCCGCCCCGCCATCCGTGCAGCCGGCCGCATCCGTCGCTTGCACGGTCAGTTGATACGTCCCCGCCGGCACCGTCGCCGTGAAATACGAGCCCGCAATGGTATTGAGCCGCGCGCCGTCGACGCGGCCCTGCTCGATGCCATTAAACCGCACGCTCACCGTCGTCACATTCGTTTTGCTTTGCAGCAGCGAATACAGCACCTGTCCAACGCCGCCCGTGGGCAACGTGCGCGCCCACGTCCCGACGACCACTTTCACATTCGTGGGATCGGGACAACCGGCCATCACGAAGGGAAGCGATTTCGTGCTTTCCGCTGAACCATTCACACTATCGGTCGCCGTCAGTTGCGAGGACGCGCCAGGCGCGATCGCGGCAGGCGCTTGCGCGGCCGGCGCTTGGCAATTGGCTGTGAAAGGGGCCGGCGTCGTGGCGGCGACACAGGTCACGGAGGTGAGCGTCAACGTCGTCGGCGTCGTCGCACCTGGGGCTGTGATATAGAGCTTATAGGCGTAACCTTGCGCGACGGCCACACTTGGCACGTTCGCCTGATCCCACAAGATTTGCGCCTGCACCGGGGAGGCGATGACGAGCAACCCCATGAGCAGGCGGGCTCTCACTTGCCGTCTCGCAGGATTTCCAGTTTGGCTTCAATCTCGCGGATATCGGATGCCGCATCCTGCACGGCGTGCCAATCGCCAGATTCGAGCTTGATCTGACAATACGCAATCAGGCCCGCCTTGCGCTTCTGGAGTTCAATGAGCAACCGGTCCTGCGGATGCGGTTCAAACGTCGTCCCGGTGTGCGCGATATCGAATTCGTTCGTAATGAAATGCGCCATTACTGCCCACTTCCATTCGGCTGCGCTTCTGCCGCAGCCTCTTGCGCCTGCTGCGCCATCTCGGCTTGGTGCTGCTGGTCGCTCTGTTGCGATTGCTGCGCAGTCTGCGCCTGTTGCGCCCCCTGCGTCAAGGCGTGGTCATGCTGCTGCGCGGCCTGCTCCAGCTCGTGCTGATGCTCCATCGCCGCCATCCCCACTTCATGCGCCATCTGCAGCCCGGTCGCCAGCCGCTCTTCCGCCGCTTCGGCCTGCGGGTCCATCATGACCTTGGCCGCCGAGATGCGCGCCACGGCAATCGCGTTCGCGTTCTTCATCTCCTGCAGCTTCAGTTCATTCGCAAAGCCCATCTGCGCTTTTTGCATATCGGCCTGCGTCTTGATCTGTGTCTCTTGCAAGCTGCCCTGTTGTTCCGCCTGCTTCGTCTGAATGAACTGCTGCGCCTTCTGCAACTCGGCCTGCATCTGCTGCATCTGCGCTTGCACGGCGGGAGGAATCTGCGGCTGATCGTTTTTGTCCTGCAACTGCGGCGGCAGCGCGTTTCGCAATTTCTCCGCGATCTTGTGACTACCCGGGAACGACAACTGCTCCACATAATCCGGCGTCGCCACCGCGGCCATCTCCGGCGGCAGATGCGGAATCAGTTCGCCCAGCGCCTGCGCGCCCTCTTCCCGCTTCGTCGCCGTCGCCTTCCCCACCGACACCGTCACGGCATAGCGGCCCTTATTCAAGTCGTAAAACTTGTGCAGGCTGCCTTCCAGTTGCGCGATCTCCGGCGTGATGTTCGGCGGGGACGCTTGCGGTTGCCCGTTCGGCCCTTCCTGGTAGGGCTGGCCCACCATCACCTGTTCGGGCTCGTCATCCATGCCGAGAATGTGAATAATCTGCCCCTTCGTCGTAATCTTCGGGATGATCTTCACCGCGAGCTCGCCCGCGTAAATCAGCGCCCGCTTCACGTTATCGGGATAGTTGCTATTGGCGAGGTCTGATTGCGCCTGGAGGGCTTGCAACGCCCGCCCGCTCCGCTCATTCGGGTTCGTGTTCCCGAGACTGGCATCGCCCGTCGATGTCGTCGCCTTAATCGCATCCTCGCTCACCCGCATCAATTCCACGGCGGCCTGAATCGGCGATTCCGTCATATCCAGCATCAACGTTGGATACTCTTTGCCTTCCTGGTCCCACGGGTCAAACGGCAGATACGCGTGATTGATGATGTTCCGCGTCTGCCAAATCTGCTTGTAGTTCGCCACGCTCGCCGCCGCAATCATCGGCGCATTCTTCGGCGCCAGCGCGAAAATCTCCACGGCGCCGCTATACGTGTAGTTGACCATCCGCTGCGCATCCATGCCCTCTTCAATCACGCCGCGCAGCCACACCTTTCCGTCGACGTTCAACTCTTCGCCCAGAATCGGAATCAGCGGAATCCGCGAGCCCACCCAATCGAACGACTGCAACGATTCAATCGCGTTAATCTTGTCGCACTTCACGGAGGGCACGCGCATGACGCGTTCAGCCTTGATGTCCGCCTTGTCATCCGGCTTCTCTTCAACGACGGACCCATCCTGCAACTGATACAGATGCCGGTTCGTATACTCGATGCGGTAATACTCGGCAATGCGAATGCTGTCTTCGCTGACCCACGACGACCACGCCGCCTTATCGCCCGTCGCCATGAACGCTTCGAGCCCTCGAATATCGGCCTTCGGATACAGCCGCTCGAATTCATCGCGGCTGATGTCCTCCGTTACAAACGCCCATTGCATGTCCGATCGCGTCGGCTTCATTGCGGACGGATCGCAGTAAACCGTGAGATTATTCGCAATGCGCTCCATGAACAGCGCTTGCCACATCACCTCTTCCGTCAACTCCCCGTCCCACGTCTCGTTGATGTAATCCGTGCGCAGCCGGAACCAGCCGATCCCGCCTTCAATCGCCTGGTCCGCGGCCCATTCAATCGGGGATTCCTCACGGCTGTTGTTCATCATCCAGCGCAGATAGCCCTTGAAGATATCGGCCGTGTCCTGGTCGCTCGAGCCGCCAGCAGGCAGCACGTCAAACCCGAAGCTGGCGTTCTTGATGGTGTTGCTCACTTGCCGCACGGGCTGCGAGAGGCGGTCGACCACGAGGCACGGCCGCGGCGGTTGCGGCGCCATCCCCTGCAGACTGTTCCCGCCTTCCCGCGCGAGCTTAATCGCCGCCGGCCACTGGTCGCCCACCCGGAACTGTTTCGCGCGCACGATGCGATTGCGCTGCTGCTCTTCGGCTTCCGCCGCTCGGTTCCACCGTTCCCGCGCTTCGCGGATGAGATCCTTCGCCACTAGGCGACCTCAATCAACTGATGCTTCTTGCGCGGAATACCCGCCACGAGATCGCCGATCTCATGCACAAACAGACAATCGGGATGCTGGCAATGCGGGAACAGCACAGGATGCAGCACGCCATGCTGATGCACGTGCACGCGCTGCTGCTCCTTCGTAGCCAACAGCAGCAGGTATTCCAGTTCGCCGCGCGTCAGCGTCATCGCCGTAGCCCCTTCAAGGCTTCGCGTTCCGCTTCAATCCCCGGCATCGCCTGCCGCATCGTTTCCCGCCACTTCAGTGCATTCTTCGGCGCGTGCAGCAGCTTCGCCTGCACCCGCGGCGGGCTCGCCAGTAACTCAAAGTAGGCGAATATGGCATTGAGGGTGCCATCCTCTTCCCCAATCCGATAGCCCCGCCAGATATCCCCCGCTACCTTGCGCCACTTCTCGCGCCCTTCGCACACAATCGTCAGCAGCCGCGGTCGGTCGCGCTCCATCTGCCGGATGAACTCCTGAATGTTGTCCGTGAGCGCCTTCTCGCGCGTCGTGCTATAGCCGACAATGGGGAGATCAGGCAGGTGGAACATTACTCTTCCACGTCAAACGCTTCGACATAGAGGCGATGGCCCTCTATTTCAACCGTGCAGCGCAACATCTTAGGATCGCCATCAATAAATTCACACACCCATGATTGGTCATAGCCCATATCTTCCGCGTTGCAGAGATGCATATTCGCGGTCTGCTTCATCGCCAATTCAACAGTCGTCGCCACGACGGTCGGCGTCTCCCCATAATCCCCTCCGACATACACTTTCATCGCGCACTCCCTTCCTGAAGTGCCGCTAGTCTACACCCGTCATCCCATCCACGACTGGCTAAACCCCGTAAACGCCGGCGTCGGCACCGGTTCCTCTTTCCGCTTCTTCGCCACGGTCTGCGCAAACGTCAGCGCCAGCGCGTCCCCTTCATCCGGACTCGGCACGTCCCGCGCCTTCATCTCTTTCTTACTCTCCAGCCACACCCGCTGCTTCAAATCCTCCCGCAACCCCGGCGCCGTCAAGTCATTCTCCAGCCGCGGCGAGGTATCAATCGCCCCGTTGACCAGCCACTCCTTCATCCGGCCCCACATCATGTCGCGCATATAGCGGTATTTCTTATCAGGACTATCGGCGCCGAAGTTCACTTCCAGAAGGTTCGTATGTCCTAATTCCCGCAGTCGTGTCCCCACGCTTCCAGCAATACCAGCACTGTCGAGGAAGAGCATCGAGACACGACGACCCCCGTAGGTGCCGCCCAAGACATCGGCGAGCCGGTTCGTAAGCACGGAGGGGTCGCGAGTAAGCTCGCCGGCAATACGGATAGCAGGAATGCTACGGGCATCGCGTCCCAGTCGAAAACGGATGACATTGGAATCCTTGCCACCCCAGGCCAAGTCGCATCCGGCCACAAGGGGTTCATCATCAAGCACCTCCACCTTTCGCTTCTGCGCCTCGCGCACGCGCACCGCATCGATAAACTGCGCGTCTTCCGCATTCGGCGGCAGCCCTCTGACGCGCACCCGAAACCGATCGCTATCCTCGCCCCAGTCTTCCAACTGTTCCGCAATCAGCGCCTTATTCGGGAACTGACACGTTCGCGCATCAATCTGCCACGTCTTCCA